CCATTCGTGATTTGTTAATGGACGGCACGACTGAAAGCAATGCCATTACTTATATTCGTGAAACAGGCTTTACCAATAACGCCAAAGCCCAAGCAGGCGAGGGCGAGAAAAAAGCTCAATCAGACATTAAATACGATGATGTTACTGTTAATGTGGCAACGATTGCCCATTTCTTTAAGGCGAGCCGTCAAATCTTGGACGATGCCCCGCAACTGGCAAGCCAAATTGATGGGCGGTTGTTGTACGGATTAAAACTTAACGAAGAGTTGCAAATTCTAAATGGGGACGGTACAAGTGGTAACCTAAAAGGCATTATCCCCCAGGCCACCGCTTTTGCTGATAAAGCGAGCCTTGCAAAATATACGATTATTGATCAGCTCCGCCTTGCCCAACTGCAAGCGGTACTTGCTGAATACCCTGCAAGCGGTCATATTCTAAATCCGATTGATTGGGCAAAAATTGAACTTGCCAAAGATGATAATGGCAATTATATCATTGGCAAGCCCCAAGATGGTACAAACCCGACTTTGTGGCGGTTGCCTGTGGTAGAAACGCAGTCAATGGGCGTGGGTAAATTTTTGACAGGGGCGTTTAATTTGGGTGCTCAAATTTTTGACCGTCAGCAGTCCAGCGTAATGACAGGCTTTGAAAATGACGATTTCACACGAAACCTTATCACAATTCTAGCCGAAGAGCGTTTGGCGTTGGCGGTGTATCGTCCAGAAGCTTTTATTTATGGCACGCTTGCCGAGAAAACCGCTTAATTTAACAGTGTAAAAGGCATAACCAAAATTATGCCTTTTTGATTTATGGGGAAAAATTATGTCAAATCAAAATCAACAAATCACAGGTCATCGCCAATTATCGCAAGCCGAGATTGACGACATCAACAAATCAAAAACATTAGCCAACCAAGTGGGTGAATTTATCGCAACACTTGAAAAAAGTGATGATGTGGACAAGCGTTGGCTTGCGATTGCCAAAACTGACCTGCAAAAAGGCTTTATGTCTTTGGTGCGTAGTATTGCTAAATCATCATCATTCTAGGGGGCGATTATGAAATATAAAGTTTTGACCGACAATACTGGGCAGGCGAGAGCCGAGAAGTCGCCAACGAACAAGACGCAAACGAACTCATTAAACTGGGTTTGATTGCCCCATTTGATGACGGCAATGGTGGCGACAATGGCGAACAAGGCGAAAACGAGCAGGATAACCCACCTGCCGAACCAAAAGCCAAAGCCAAACCTGCTCCCAAAAATAAAGCCGACACCGCCCCACAAAATAAGGCTGATGACAATGAGCAAGGCGAGTAAAATCACGCTTGACGATGTCAAACACCAATGCCGAATTGAGCATGATGATGAAGACAGTTTGTTAAATCTGTACATCAACTCGGCATATCGGGCGGTGGAAAAATTTACCGACAAGACACTGTTTTTTGATGACATACCGCCCGATGCGGACGAAAAACGCAGTATTTTGTTGAGCGATGACATCAATGTCGCTTGTCTTATGCTCATTGCCCATTGGTATGCGAGCCGTGAAGCGGTATCGGGCAATATAGTTAATGTGGCAGAAATGCCGTTTGGCGTGGCGTTTTTGTTACAGCCTTATCGCTATATGGGGGTGTAAAATGACAATCGGCGCAGGTAAACTCCGTCATCGTATCAAATTTTACCGAGCGACAACCACACGCTCGGTAACGGGGGCGGTGTCGCATGAGTGGGAGCATATACTCACGCTATGGGGGCAGTTTGCCCCGTTATCAGTCAAAGATGTGGTAACAGGGCAATCGGCAGGCGTGGACGTAACGGCACGGCTGACAGTCCGCCACCGCACCGACATAGACCACACCATGCGAGTGCAATACGCTGGGCAAATGTATGAGATAGTTGGCGAACCACTGGCTGATAATGGGAGTGGTAAGGAATATTTGACATTGGCGTTAAGGGTAGTCAGCAATGATAGGTAAGATTGAAATTCAAGGCTTAGATAGGCTAGACGAAGTCATTGCCACGCTTGACGACAAAATGAAAGATAAAGCCCTATCCAAAGCCCTAAATCACGCCCTAAACCCAATACGAAAAGATGCCAAATTTTATGCGTCTGTTGCCCCTGAGCCACATACGATGACTGTCAAAGGTGGTCGTAGGGTTGTTGTCCAGCGTGGACTGCTCCGCTCTGCCATCAGAAAACGCAAAGTCCCAAAACGAGAAATGGGCGAACTTGGCGGACACGGTGTGGCAATGGGTATTTATGTTGGTAAAGGCACAAAACAAAAGGAGTACCCTAATTATTGGCATTTTTTGGAATATGGCACAAGTCAAATGCCTGCCGTGCCGTTTTTACGCCCTGCTTTTGATAAAAATGTGCAGGTCGCTGTCAATGCTTTTGCAAAAACCTTAAAAGATGAAATTGATAAGATTGTCAAATGAACGCCAGCCAACTCATATATGAAAAATTATCGGCATTGGTAAATAATCAATGCTATCCCTTATTTATTCCAGAGCATAACCCAACCAATCCGCCTTATATCATCTACCAAATCATCAGTACCGAGCCTGATAATACTTTGGACGGCATTACAGGTCATGAATGGACAAATGTGCAAATCGATGTTTATCATCATAATTATGATGATTGTTTATCATTAACCGCCAAAACCATCAATCAATTAGACCAAATCAAACCGTCAATTTATCACGGCGTGCAATATATGCGTGATAATGCAAGTGGATTATTTAGAGCCATCATTGAATACGGTTTTTGGCAAACCTTAGAATTTTAATTTAAACCGCCAACTAGGAGAAATCTCATGGCAAAAGTTGTAGAAAATCTTGCTGACAGCTTTTTTACTTTGCATGTCTCAGCAGACGGTAACGAATACCAAAAAATAGAGCATTTGTCCAAATGCGACCACCCAAGTGAAGAGAAGGTATTGGATGAGGTAACCGCTACCGATGACCGCCGTACCGTCAAAGCCCCCATTGACTTTAAGGAGGAAAGCGAGATTGAATTTGAATACGCCCTTGACCCCAAAGACACCACGCATCAGCTACTGCAAACCAGTTTTGAGGGCGGTAAAGAGTTGCATTGGCAGTTAAAATATGTGGTTGCCACAGGCGAGTCCCGTCAATTTAAGGGCATCATCTCAAAGCTGACCACCGATAACAGCGACCAAAAAAAGAAAATCCGCAAAACTGGTACAATTACCATCACAGGCGATGTTACCAAAGTTACAGGTTAATTAAATAACCCAAACCCACAAAATCAAGCCATT